TAATCTAGCCCAAACTTCTTGTATGGGTAAAAATTTATAACTACTCTGCGATCCAAACCATAACAAGTTAATGTCTGCACCGGGTGCAAATTTAGGGGACAGTTTGGGTCTCTCATAAGGATCCGGCATGACAATACTGTTTTTGCCTGTGAAATTTTTAGTACTAATTCCCATGTTAACACTGTTAACAGATACCAAATCAGCCAATTGACAACACGGTTCGTATTCACCTTTTTCTTCAAATTTGTTATCGCATAAATCGTAAATGGTTCGGGCACCCAGGTCTCGAGCACGTTGTATGCTACTAGTCTGGCTACCTTTTAAAAATATCACAGTGGTATTTGCATCAACCTCGCTCCATTCAGTTAAAATTTTAGCATCATAACCTTGTTCTAACAATGCTTGACAGGTCACATCACCACGCAATCTGTGACTGGCTCGTGTGCTTTTGTAAGCATCGCTATAAAATCTAATTTTTATTCCCATCCCATAATCCAATCATCTTTGAATTGATCCAACTTTATCATGCCCCAGCTTTGCAACAACTCAATCGCGGCAAATTGTCCATAGTCTCGACTGTAAGCATCGTGTGGCTTTTGTTCAATGACCACAACGGGCCAACAAGTTTTAATAGTTTGTTCCGCACCCTGCAACACACGATATTCAAACCCCTCACAGTCAATTTTGATGTAATCAACATCTACAATATTGAGATTGTCCAGTCGAACTATTGTGGTATCTCCGTTGCCTATGCTGTCAGGATCAACATGCGTGTGTCCTGTATTGCCTTCGGTAATGATCATGCTTACAGTGCTGTCTTGATCTCCCAGGGCAAGTGGGCTGACCCATAGTTTGATGTTGGGCACATTTTTTTCCAAACATTCTCTAAACATAGCAACAGGTTCAAATGCAATAACCTTGTCAAAGTGTTGTACAAGATCTCTAGACCACAGGCCCACATTTGCACCTATGTCCAAGGCTGTTCGGTGTTGCTTTACATATTGTAAACTCTTCAGTCTAACAGGTTGTTGGTATTCAGCAGGACCGCCCTTGCTGATATTTTTAGCCAGCATTTTGGGAAAATGATCTTCGGTGTCCGGGAACCACCATCCGTGGCTTTCATACATTATAAGTCTCCTTGAGTATTCTTGCGGCTGTGCCGTTGGTCAATTCTGTGGTGTGAAATTGCCCGTAGGCCAAATGACAAGCCCACTTGTGAACTTGATCCGGATCGGGAAACCAGGGGGTTTCGATCTTGCTTAAATCACTATTGCTCACAGGCTTTGCGGCATTGGCAGCTGGTTCAGTAACAAATACTGGAACACCAGCCATCACAGCCTCTGTTGCGGCAGTGCTATTGAATGTCACCACAGCATGTACATCATTCAGCCATTGTTCTGGACGTTGTGTCTTACGAGCCATGCGTGACACCGGTCTTTCTCGCATGCGTATGGGACGATCGGTGTGTTGTTTGATCATGGCAATGGTATCTGCCAACCAGGATTCAAGTGTGAGACCATAAAATGTACAAGGCTTCTCGTCCGGAGCCACTATCAATATGTCCCTACAATGTGCTTGGTATGGTCTAGTTTTTACATTCAATCTGGATAACCTATCTGCAGGCCTATCAATGATTTCGTTGTGTTGCAAATCATTAAACACAATTCTGTGCCAATACTTCCAGCCGCTGGGATTGTCAGGATTGGGTCTATTGCCCAAGTATCCAGAATCCATGTAGTAAAACGGACGAGAATCTTGCCAGCACCGTTTGATAATCTTGTGCTTCATGATACCGCGTAGCACCAGTGGAGCATCACTATCTTCGTACTGCCATGTTTCCAAGCAGGTGGCATCAACTCCAAATCCTGCCGCAAACATTTGTATGTACTCGTCGGTGTTGTTTTTGTTTAGGAATATCCAGTTCATTGCCAGTATGCTTCTGTTCTTGTGACTTTGAGATCTTCGCGTTTGCTACGTTTTAAATCTTTCCTAGCACCTTTAAGGTGATCTAGATATGCACCCCAATCTGAATTGATCAGCGGATGCCCTTCACCGGGACTGTTGAGTTTGCTGGGTCTAAGATCACCCAACTTGGCTGCCCAGTTAAATTCAACCAATCCGGGAATGTTTTTTCTTACTGCATCAAACACAAAACTGTCATGCCACTCATCCAATAAAAAGATACCGTTGTCTGCGTCATCATACATGCGTTGAAATTCTCGAAGAAACCGTTTGATGCCTTTGGTACCCAGTCGCATTGAGTAAAGTCCGCACTCACTAAACTTTTTGCGGCGTCCTAAAAAACACAACTCATACTGTGGTTCACACAGTTTATCCAGGTCTGCTAGAGTGATCTTGCTGTGGCACACCGTATCAGCATCCATCCATATCAGCACATCTGTGTTGACATTTTGAGCACAATGAAAAATGCTGTATGTTTTGTGGGCAAATCTGACTGCATTCCATTTGAATCCTTTGTTGGAATCTTTCCTCAGACTGCGAACAGGATCACCTGAAATATCACCTGTTGCTCTGGGCACATGTTGCCATCGTTGTTTAAATTCAGTCAGTGCAGACACAACAGAGATGTCACGCACCACAATATTGGGCGCAGACTCACTGATGGTGCAATTTTCAGTGTACACAATCAACTCAACTTCTTGCGGCCATGTTTGCAAAAAAGTTTGAATCATGCGTTGTCCATACTTCTTGTAGCCGGACTCGTTAAACGTGGTAATTACTGAGTACTTCATCAGAATACTTATGATCAAAAACATAGCCTATTATCCTTTGCAATGTGCTCTCAATAGCAAACCTGTTATGAGTGCTGTGCTAGATTGTTTGCAGGCTCGAGGGATCGAAACACAGGAAAACTCCATGCAATCCGATGCGGCAGTAATTTGGTCAGTGTTATGGCATGGGCGTATGAGACCAAATCGTGCGGTTTATGAACATTATCGAGCACAAGGTAAACCGGTAATTTGCATTGATATTGGTGCATTGTATCGAGGGCAAACTTGGAAAATTGCCGTGAACAATATAAATGCTCAGGGCTATTATGGACACCAAGAAAATTTGGACCCAGATAGACCAAAAAAACTCAAAATAAGTCTTGCATCAAATTTTTCAAACAATCCTGCCATACTAGTAGCCGCACAACACACTCAAAGTTTACAAGTGGCTGACTTACCCACTTTGGAATCCTGGATTGCCAAAACTATTCAGCAGGTGAGAACACACACAGACAGACCCGTTGTGGTACGCCCGCATCCAAGATCCAAATTGAATTGGGACATATTACCAAGGGATATTCAAATTGAAAAACCAACAAAAGTAATTGATACCTATGACAGTTTTGACATACACTTTGATTTTTATGCTGTGATTAATTATAATTCAGGACCGGGTATTCAAGCAGGCATTGCTGGATGTAGACCCGTTGTCGCACAATCCAGTTTGGCACACCCTGTTGCTGTAAATATAGCCGACATCGACAAACCTTATGCAATTGATCGGGCACAATGGCTGACGGAAATCTGCCATACTGAATACACTGTAGAAGAAATACAAGCCGGCACCTGGCTTGGTAGAATTGCGCCAATATTAGAAGGACTCATATGAATTGGTTAGAATATTATCGTCAAAAGTATTATCCTTTACTCACAATCACAAATATTCCACCAGGGTATGGTTACCAGTTTGCAGAAGGCGGTCCTTCTCTAGGCCCTGGTATCTACAATCGTTTTTTAGGATTTGATATCATGTGGAGGCTGTTGTTAAATCAGCAACCTGGTAATTTTAGCATCATAGAAACTGGTACATTGAGAGAAGGCAACAGTTGGACAGATGGACAAAGTGCATTTCTTTTTACAGAATTTGTTAAACACCATGGAGGACAAGTGCGTAGTGTAGATATAGATCCTGCCGCATGTGATGTTGCCCGTAATTTTATCAACAGCAACCAATTTTCAGTCACCTGTAGTGACAGCGTGACTTGGCTTTCACAACAAAAAGACTTGGCTGAAGTAGACATGTTTTACCTAGACAGTTATGATGCAGTTTGGAATAACGATACTCCTAGTGCTGAACATCATTTGAAAGAATTTCTGGCCATAGAGCCGTTTTTAACACCAGGAACAATTGTGGCAGTAGATGATAATTCGCGTTGGGTCAACACTAACCAACGCAC